TCTGAAGGTGCAGTAATGCGTTTATCCGATTCGAATTATTGGTTTGATATGGGTAATAGAGTTGCTCAACGTCTAAATCACCCGAAAATCTTGCTGACTTTGGTTGGTACGATCGGTGGGGCTTATGGTCTTTATAAGATTTTAAGTAAATGCGATCCACAGTCAGGGTCGGATGTTGGTTCTCGCCCAGTCGATGAATTGGAAAAATCTGAGAATGTTTGGTATAATAATGATATAGATTTATGTCCCGCAAATTTTTCGCGGGAAAGTTCTTCCTCCAAGAACATGGAATTTACTGAATTTTGTGCCAAAATATCTCCAAATGTGATTCATATTGCAACGACCATGAAAAATGGTGCCGCAAAAAGATTTGGTAAAGCAGTGTGTCTGGGTGGGCACATATACTTAACTAATAATCACAATATTCCTGAGGTGGAATGTTCTTATATGGATATTGTTCAAACTTCCCGAAAAGGAGTAGGTTCAAATATGCGGGTGGTTTTAACACCAGCCGATATTCATAGAGTTCCAGAGAAAGATCTTGCTTTTCTCATTTTGAGAGAATTACCACCAGGAAAAAAGATTGCTCAATTCTTTAAACTTGGTGATGCCAATGGTGTTTTTAATGGCACATATATCACTCGTGAGAAAGATGGTAGTGTGACATATAGAACTGTTAAGAATGTCAAAAAATCTATTGAGAAGAAATTGATCTTCAAAAATTTGAACATCAATTCGAACACATCCTTGTGGGGAGGTTGTGTTACTGAAGCAACTAGTGAGGGAGATTGTGGTTCTCCCCTTGTTGTGCAAAGTTCATATGGTTACAGCATTGTAGGATTGCATTTTCTTGCTCGAACGACAGATTCAAGTAAGGTTTTTGCAGCTGATGTTGATGGCGAATTTATCAATGGAGTCTATGACAAATTGTCTCAATATTCCACATCAAGTGGTGACTTTCACATGATTAATTCCAAGACAACCAACCGAAAAGTGGGTGATCTACACAAGAAATCCGTTTTCCGATATCTTCCTGAGGGTAATGCGCATGTGTATGGTTCATTCACAGATTTTCGTGGAAAGAGTGCTTCAAGAGTACAAGAAACTCCTATGGCTCCTGTGTTGAAAACTCAAGGATATGAAGTAAAATTCACGAAACCAGAAATGAAATCATGGGTGCCTTGGCACATTGGTGCGGCTGATTTAGTCAAACCAATACATGAATTTGATACATCAATACTAAATGAGTGTGTTGAAAGTTATGTATCAAGTATCACAAGTAAGGTGCAAAGCAAGGAGATAAGTGAAATGATGATGGTTCTAGATGATTTCACTGCGATTAATGGCGCTAATGTAACTTACATTGACAAAATCAATCGAAATACTAGTGCGGGTAATCCTTGGAAGAAATCGAAGAAATATTTCATAAAGTCGATAATCCCACAACATGGTATGCAAGATCCTGTGGAAGTGGATGATGAAATCATGGATAGAGTATGCGAAATGATTGAAATCTACAAATCAGGTAAGTGTGTACATCCCAACTTTTGTGCACACTTAAAGGATGAGCCTGTATCCTTTAAAAAAGCAAAAATAGGTAAAACTCGCGTTTTCACGGGTGCTACGTTCGATTGGTCTATCGTTGTTCGAAAATACCTATTATCCTTCACACGCCTCTTACAGAATAACAGAATGGCGTTTGAAGCAGGTCCAGGGACTATAGCTCAGTCTCTGGAATGGCAAGAAATGTATGATTACATTGTCAAGCATGGTCTGGACCGTGTTGTAGCGGGAGATTACAAAGCTTATGACAAAAGTATGAGTCCGAAAGAAATTTTGGCCGCATTTGATGTGATCATACATATATGTCAACTTTCTGGAAATTATTCAGAAGAAGACATAACAGTAATACGTGGTATTGCTGAAGATACGGCATTTGCCGTGGTGGACTATAACGGTGATCTGGTTCAATTATTTGGATCAAACCCATCGGGAAACCCACTAACCGTAATCTTAAACAGCATTGTTAATTCATTGCGCATGAGATATGGTTACAGACTTTTGAATCCTGCTCAAACTGTCGTAGATTTTGACGATAAGGTAAGTCTAATGACATATGGGGATGATAATATAATGTCTGTACATCGTGATTGTGATTGGTTTAATCACACCACAATCGCTAACGTGTTCAGCAAGTTGGATATAACCTATACCATGGCGGACAAAGAGGCGAAGAGCATACCATTTATTCATATTGATGATGCCTCGTTCCTGAAAAGAACATGGCGGAAAGATGAAAATCTGGGTTGTATGATGGCTCCACTGGAGCATGACTCTATAGAAAAAATGTTAACTGTTTGGAATCGTTCCAAAGCAGTTACGGAAGAGTATCAAGGTGTAGCTGTTATTTCTACAGCTTTGCGTGAATATTTCTTCTATGGTCATGATATTTTCTCTGAGAAAAGGGAAATGCTGATCAAATTGGTCAAAGATTTAGGTTGGGAAGATTGGGTAGAGGAAACTACCTTTCCAACTTATTTGGATTTGTGTGAGCAGTTCAAGAGGAGCTCTCGACATTGTCGTTCTTACGACAATTATTTTTAGGTGTTTATTCATTGTTACCTGTTTAAATGTATAACTATCGTCCTGTTGTATACTAGATAAATAATGTCAAACTCACAAGTGTTGCGCTTGTGTGCGTGAAGATGCATATGTGTATATGTAACGTTCCATCATTGTCGTAGATGGAGCATGTGTGCTGAGGCCTATGATTGTAAGCCTACCTTAGGGTGGTAAAGTCACGTGTCAATTAGCTTTATAATTTCATGTTTAAAATTCAAAAAACTAAAAAACAGACTGAGGAGCTTAACTCTTCAAAAATCAAAGAAGCTTTGGTTTCTTATGTTAAAGTCTATACATCGATTGAGAATGGGCTTGAAGAAGGTGTTTTCTCACCTTTCGAAAGTCATATCTTATTTGATAGACTTGTTACTGAAATATCTGAGATACTTACAACTGTGTGCGGCAACGCTAGCAATTGTGAACCAATTGAGGATTTTGATGTAAACGACTTTTTTGTTCAGTCGTCAGATGCCGTTATTCCTGTCACGGAAGAACAGACATCAGAACAAATAAATGTGGGTTTTGTTGATCAAGAAGATACAAAAACTACATTGCAACCGGTGACGCAGAGTCTCTATAAACCATCTGGAAGTAAGAATGCGGGTATTCTCGATTTCTTGAGTCGTCCAGTGAACATACACACCACTAATTGGGCTGTGGGAACCACTTTGGATACATTTTTCTATCCTTGGAACTTATTTTTCAATCATACTTCTATTAAGAAGAAGATTGATAATTATGCTTTCATACGATGTGATTTGCATCTGAAGATTATGGTTAACGCTTCCCCCTTTTACTATGGTGCTGCAATGTACGCTTACGATCCTTTAGAAGGGGTTTTTAACTCTGCCGGGCTTCCACCTGGAAGTGACAAGATCGTTGGGTATTCTCAACGCCCTCACGTGATAGCCTACCCCCAATCAGGGGAAGGAGGAGAGATGGTATTACCATTTATATATCATAACGAGTGGTTAAAGTTAACTCTTACTGATCTGAGTAATATGGGTACGATTCATTTGGATTCTTTCAATGACTTGTTGAATGCAAATGCTACATCGGGCACTAGCGTCGATATTCAGGTTTATGCATGGGCTGAAAACGTTGAGATGGCAGGTCTGACAGTACTTACTGTACAGAGTGGGTACCATAAAGGACCTGTCTCGAAACCAGCTAGTGCCATGGCTAGAAGTACAGGATTATTGTCCAAAGTGCCGGTTATTGGTCCCTTTATGACAGCGACATCATTAGCTGCAAATACTGTAGCAGATATAGCTGGTTTATTCGGTTATACCAAGACACCAGTCATTGATGACGTCAAACCCGTAAAGAATCTGCCCTTTCATGGGTTGGCAACTGGTGAGATTAGCGATTGCACTGAACGTTTGTGTGTTGATTCGAAGAATGAATTGACTATCAATAATGAGTGTATAGGTGATTGTACAAGCGATCCCTTGAATTTGTCTATGTTCGTACAACGCCCAAGTTATTTGACTAAATTTACATGGGCTGCATCGGATGCGGCAGATGCTCTGCTTTGGAATAGTTATGTAACACCAGCTATGAGTGTTGTTAATGCCGGTACAGGGCAATCCATTATCAATGGAACGCCTATGTGGTTAGTTTCTCAAATGTTCGATTATTGGCGTGGAGACATAATCTTTGACTTGAAGATCCTATGTTCTCAATACCATAGAGGAAG